ATAGGGCGTTTGTTTCTGCTGTCTCTGCGTTTGTTTCTGCAGTTTCAGCTCCAGTCTTAGCTGTCTCTGAAGCCGTCTTTGCTGTCTCAGAGGCAGTCTTAGCTGTTTCAGAAGCAGTCTTAGCTGTCTCAGAGGCAGTCTTAGCTGTTACCGCATTAGTTTCAGCTGTCTCAGCATTTGTTTCAGCTGTCTCTGCGGAAGCCTTAGCGGTCTCTGCAGCTGTCTTAGCTGTCTCTGAAGCTGTCTTAGCAGTTACTGCTGCGTTCTTAGAAGATAATGAAGACGCTGCAGACGTACTAGAAGCACTTGCACTACTAGAAGAAGCTGTAGCACTATTAGCTGCATTAGTCTCTGAAGTAGATGCATCATCTTCTGATGATTGAGCCCCTGTTGCACTAGAAGAAGCTGCAGAAGCACTAGCTGTAGCTGAAGTAGCTGAAGCTGTTGCACTAGATTGAGATGCTGCAGCTGCTGTCTTAGCAGTCTCTGCATTAGTCTCAGCTGTTTCTGCATGAGTCTCAGCTAATTCGGCTGCAGTCTCTGCGGTCTCTGCATTAGTTTCAGCCAATTCTGAGGCTGTCTTAGCAGTCTCTGCTTGTGTCTTAGCTGTCTCTGCTGCAGTCTGAGCTGTCTCTGCATCATTCTCAGAAGATTGAGCATTTGTTTCAGCTGTCTCAGCATCTGTCTTAGCTGTTTGTGCTGCAACTTTAGCTACTTCTGAGGCTGTCTTGGCTACTTCTGAAGCAGTCTTAGCTGTCTCTGAAGCTGTCTTAGCTGTTTGTGAATCTACCTTAGCGGTCTCTGCAGCTGTCTTAGCTTCATCAGCACCTGTTTTACTAGAGGCTGCGTTAGTTTCACTTAAAGCTGCTGCTGCTGCACTTGCTGCTGCTTCTGATACTGAAGTATCAATAACAACTTGATCGCCTTCGTTTCCATCAAAGAATGAATTTCTAGTACCCATAAGTCACCTCCTAGATTATAGCTGATGAAAAGTTAGCGGTAAATATTCCACCTTTAAGGTCTGCCTTCTTAGTCTTCTCGTTAAGAGCAAGAACTTTTCTAGCAGTTAATTCATCAAACTTTTGTTGTGACTCTATATCACCTAAGTAAATAGAACCAGCAGCCAATGCTGCAAATAATATTAATTCGTATTCCGTTCCTAATATCCAAGGAACAACCTCTGAACCAGCAACTACAGTACCAACAGCAACGTCTGATTTGTAGTATTTTAAAACATACTCACCAGTGGCTTTTCTTTCACCGTTCTTATCTGTCAATAGTAGACTACCTATCTCTCTAGTGAAAGCATGGTTCAGTTTGTTGTTGTGGAAAGTATGACCATCTACTCTTCTCAAAGTAATGTCATCATCTTTATCATCATCTGTCCAAGTACCACTAGCAGTAGTACAAAGAGCCCTAGTAATATTAGTAGCTGGGACAACCGAACAAGTACCTACTCCTACCTTTCTTAATTCAATTAATTCATTAAAGCCTGTAGGAATAGTAATATTAGACTCTGTAACTGAGAAGCCTTCTAAGGCCTCTAAAGTAGGAACCCTTAACTCTTCATAAATTCTAGCCTCGCCAATCTCGATAAAGCTATCTATTAGAGGGTTGCTTAAATCAGTTCTATTTAGCCAATCAGCAACAGCTGTTCTTAGTGTGGCTTGGTTGTTAATTGCCATATAGTTCTCCTAGTAATACATTAAATACGGATATTCTGTTTTGATAATCGTTTTGAACTTACGCATGTCTTCAGGCTGAAGATTCTCATCATGAATATTAATATGATGCTTTGTCATAATATCTAATGCAACAGAATCTGGGACATTACAAAACGGTTTCATTCCAGAGTCAATACGTTTGCTCTTACTCATCTTTCTCTGTTCTTTGGCCCATTCTAAATGGGTTGATATATCCTGAGTGACTCGAATATTGTTTCCATTATCGATTCCAACTTCGTAGTCATGAGCTATCTTATCTTTAAACATTATTAATCTCCACTTACTTTATCCCAAACAGTTCTCCAATCACCTTGGCCATATCCCACCCAGTTATCTGCTGGCTCAGTAACATTAAAGAACCCTCTATCATAAGCTTCTTGGGGGTTCAAATTATGACCAGCATAATTAGCTCCTAAGTCATCTACAGAGAAACCCCCTTTAGATCCGCCTAAAACGTCAAGTCCTTCAGATACAAAACCTCCTAACTGTGTTGGCAGGTATGGATATTCTTTATCAAGACGTTGAGATCCTAAATAATGATATAGCATTTGATTTGAAGCATCAGGGAATTGCTTTTTAAGTTCAGCAACTTTTGGTGTTAGATTATTTTGAAGACCTTTCTTCTCATTAACAGCCCAACGTGCTGCGCCATAACCAGCCAACGGTCCAGCAGCTAATTGGGCTAATCTAAATAATGGGATCATAATACTCTCCTTCTGAAACACAACCTCTTATGCTCTCTAATTAATAAAGAGTATAAGAGGTTGTGTTAATAAACCCCCACCCTTGTTCACAAAGGGGCAGGGGTCTAATTAGTAAACGCTATTAAACTAAAGTAGCACCTACAATAACACCATTACCAGTCGGGCTCTTAGCCTCGAAAGTTACTTCTTGCACCATGTAAGAACGTAATGAGTCACCATCTTGATTGATGTCACTAAATGCAATTGGACGTAAAGTCGCAACTGACATTTGAGAAGGATCGTAAACAAAGATCGCATCATCGTCCATCAAGTAGTTATGAACCACTTCAACATTACCAAAGTCAGATTCGTATAAGTCAATTGATTGACGTAACTTACCTTTCTCATCAATGTTACGACGTGTGTTCATTGTAGCAGTATTGATTAAGTTCGAGAACAAAACCTTTTGAGCTGTAGACATCATAACTCTAGAAGGAGCAGCAGTTGTTTCACCATTGATTTCACGTAAGATTTCATTAATGTCATCTAAGTCAAATTTTGCGCCACCTGCAGTAGCCTTCTTGAACACGTTAGTACCGTTACCAGCACCAGTTACTGAACCAGCACCTGTTGGAGCTGCAGCAGTACCTGCCTCAATACCAACACCAGCGAATGACTGGTAGCCACCCATAGTGCGAGCACCAGAGATAACAGCACCAGCAGTAGCTGAAGCTGTGCCTTTAGCCTGAGTAGATACTAATGTCTTCTCAACATCACGCATCATTTCTTTACCACGCTTTTCAGTTTGGTATTTGAATTCAGACTTACGACCAACTTTATCAACAGCCTCTAATGTGCCAGATACACGGATACCTTTAGTAAAGATCTGTGTTTTGTTATCTAGACGAGCAATAACTGGAGAGTCACTTTCAGAGAAAGATGAGCCTTCAATATTAGCGTTTAGCGCTGCAGCTTGTAGTGTGTCAGTTGACCATTCATGCAATGTACCAGAAGCTTTACCTTTGCCAATTGATGCAGTAAATGGAGTTAACGCTCTCGAAATATTCGAGATGTAGTTTGCAAGGTCTTCCTTCTTACCGCCCTGCGTAGTTGTATTAAAATTTGTAGCCATTTTTCTATCCTATATGTACAAGGCTAATCCTCAAACATTGAATCGATAAGGTTGTCAAAGACAACTTGGTCATCATTAACTGAACCCTTACCTTTATTGATCCTCTGTCTGGATTGATCTACCCTGTTAGATTTTTTAGTTTTTGCTGTAACAGGCTTCTTAGTCGGCACTCTTTTGACAGGAGCTTTCTTTCTTTTAATTGCTCCCTTAGAAGTGCTTTCCTTTAATCTACGGTATCCATCCAACACTTTAACTACTACTGGATCAACTATAGAATCTACAGTACCCTCACTTAAGCCTAAGCCAAGTGCGAACTCTCGATTCTTTAATGCAATCTCATCCGACCAATCTGGAACGTATTCAGGGATCTGCTGATGAAAAGTCTCAACTTGTTTGTTGAACTCTTCCACTTGCTGTCCTTGAATCTTCTCACCCATGCTTTGCATTAGAGTATCTCTTGAGCCTCTTCTTTGAGAATATTCTTCCTTTGCTTTGTCAAGCTTTCTATTAAGCTTTCCTGCATCGTAGTCATCCTCATCATAAGCCTTATCGACTCTCTCTTGCATTGCCTGGATAATCTTTAAATCCTTTTGATCTTCATTTTGTAGTAACTGAGCATTGACGTTTGCGAACATCATAGCACCTTCTTTGACCTGGGCCAATTCTTGTACCTGTTTAGCTAGTTCATCCCCTTTCTTTGACTGGCTCTGTTTTGTCTGATAGTTTGCGATGAGCTCTTCCATAGATACTTCACTAGTTTCTCCATCAATCTTGACTGGTACTGTGAACTCCATATCGATCTCTTCTTCAGCTTCATCTGTTGTTTCTTCTTGGGTAGCGTCCTCGGACTCATCCTCATCTTCAACATCTTCTTCTGCAACTTCTTCCTCTTCTTCACCAACTTCTTCAGCGTCCTCGTCAACAATGGGATCATCGTCTGTGAGTCCTTCTGTGGCTTCTTCGTTATCTTGGGTAGCTTCCTCAGGCTCTAAGCCTAAGACTTCATCCGCCATAGCATCAAAGTCAAAGTCTGAAACTTGCGACTCATCCGATTGGGTAGCTCCGCTTTCTTGTTCTGACATATAGTCTCCTATTTTGTAGGAGGGTCTATTACAACCCTCTCATCTCTCAACATTTAGTTCTGTAATAGAACCTCTTACTTTTTACTCTTACATTTATCACCGTGCCATCTGTTAAACATACCTTTGTTTTTTAAGGTCTCTCCACAGTGTTCACAGGTGTAATCTACTACTTTTAAAAGCATACCCTCTAAAAGCTCTTTGGTTTTACACAATTCATTAAGAGCCAAGGCGTTAGCAGATAAACCTCTGCCACTTGCTACAGCTCTAATTTGTTGTTTAATACCACTTTCTACACTCACTAGTGCTTTCTCAATCATCATTCACCTTTCTGTTCTCGAACTTTATTATTCTTAGCAGTAATAGAGCGTTCGATGTTCTTTATTACTGCGCCCTGACTAATAGCTAACTTGTAAAGAAACTCTCTAGTCTCAGTTTCAAAATGCTTAGTCTCTAACCATTGTTGAAACAGTTGATTGAGAATATCCTCAGTCACCATAGTCATCGTGTCTTTCAACTCACTGCATTGGTATCCTTTTGCAAGGACACGCTGGGCATCATCATATGTAGACACTTTCTTTGGTTTATCATCTGAGCCGTATTTGTAGCTCGGATGTCTATTATACTTCTTTCCTGTCATTGTTCATCTCACATCATTTGTTGTATTTGTGCTGGATCAATCCCAAGCTGCTGTGCCAACTGCATAGCCTGCTCTGGATTCTGTTGAGCCAGCTCTATGACCTGCTGGATTCCTTGTTGCATTTCAGCTTCTTGTTTTTCAGTCTGTTCTGTATCAACATATAAGCTTTGGAAATCCACCGCGATCTTCTCAGGAGTTGCTGCTCCATCAGTACCTTGAGCTTTAACAATAATGTCAGCCCACTTTCTATTAGACTCATCTTCAGCCTCAAGAAGTTGACGCTTATTGTCAATCTTCTTATTATCAACCTCAGCCTTCAAGAAACTAATATTAGCTTCAGAAGTTAACTGCTCAAGCTCAACTCTTCTAAGCTCTGATTGTTTCATAGTCTCCTGCAGCTGATCTGTTTCTTGTTGTTTCTGTTGAACATGCTGACCACCCTCTTGACTACTAGGATCAACTAAGTATCTAGTTGGATCTAAACCCATATTAGCAAGCATATCTGAAGCCAAGTTAAATGCAGCTAACGGATTGATATAGTTAGCAGCACTAGGATCTTGAGCCATCATAGGAAGCAATTGAGCGATCTCATTAAACTTCATGCTCTTAGACTGATTTGAGTTTTCACCAAGGTTTGCTTGAATATCTAAATCCATATTAGAAGGCATCGTTTGAAGCTCTTCTGGAGTTAGAAATCCATAACCTTGATCGTTCTTATATCTCAATGGATTCTTAAGGTTTTGCTTCATTTCCCTTAATATTCCACGACATAAGTCTTTAATACCACCTTCTACAAATCTACGTCCAACATGCTCAATACGAATCTGAGCAGCACTTTGCGCATTACCCATTTTAGTTTCAGAGTTACCTGATACATAAAGGGTATCGTTTAGGCCCATTGCCGTTTTAGTAAGACCAGTGGATTGTTCTTTTTGCAATCCAAGGAACTCCAACATAGCACCCGTTCCAGGACTAATCTGTTCAGGCGTTAGTTGTTGTACCGCATTAGCAGGAGAGCCATTTGTTGCGATAATCTGCTTCGGCAATGGGTTTTGTAAAGCTGAGAAGTCTACTACATTAGGATCTGCTAAGGTTCTACCATAGTTACCAAAGTAAACATTCTCTACAAAGCCACGTAAGATGGCTGTTGTTGCTTGTGTCTGTGGGCGAGCCATATCTAATAATGACAAGCCATAAAATTCATGGGGAATCTCAATTGGGTTGAGGACAGCTACAGGAACATAACTGACATCTTCTTCTTCTAAGATTGAATTTCCAGCTTTAATGACATGAACAAGTTCTGAAATACCATCACCATCTCTGTCAGATCTAATCCAACATTCAACAACAGTTACTGTGATATTTGCCTCGTCTTCTTCATCTTCAGAGTTAATCCAACTATCTAAACCAGCTGCTTCTTTACGAGCAAAAGATTCAGTAGACCATTGTGATTCTCTGAATGAAGCCTCTTCGCCAATGTCAGACAAGTCTTCTTTAAAGTCTGGCCAGTTACGTCTAATATCAGATCTAGTCATGTCAGTTACTAAACCAACAAACTTAGCATCCTCAATTGAATCAGCAGTCTTTTCAATTAAGAAAGACTCTGGTGGAATGTTCTTCAACATTATGCCTGACTTATCAATCTTTCTTCTAAGCCTTACATCTACATAAGTAATTGAAGCACGATCACTAGGATCGAACAACTCCTCATCTTGAAGATTAAGATCGCCTACTATTTCGATATTCTTATCTGCAAGGATTTGATCTAACACTGTCTCAGTGATAGTTTCATACTCCTCGACTTCGTAGTCGAACTTTTCTTCCCATCCCCAGGTTAGCGCACTATTACCAAATACGACTGCACTCTTAATCCATGTGGACAGTTTTGTCCAGCCATCTTGATTAGAGTTAAACAGACAGTAGTTGACTACATCCGATGCAACCTGGGAGGCCTTTATATGGGCCACTTCGTTGCTATACGGAGCAAATAAAGCTAACTTATTGTTGTCAAGTAGCAACTTAGTTAACAGTGCGGTGTAACCTTCTGCAATCTCTGCAGAATCTGATGAGACGATTTTGGAAACACCTTGAGGGGCTAAATCTCCCTTGGGCTCCATACTCATCTCGTAAATAGAATTCTCTCTTCTTTTTGCGACATCAGAAGATCCTGTGTATCCGCCAGAGGCATTACGCATATTTCTGTCTATCGCATCTACTAACTGTTCGTCAGTTACCTTCTCAATCTTTGTGCTCATTCGCTCTCTCTCTTAAAGCCATTTAGTGTCATCTTTTTGATATTGGGAGTTAATCTCTCCCCAGCTAAATGATTGGTTAGTTAAAGCATGACCATGTGTTCTATAAGCTTCGACAGTAATTGCCATGCTCATAACTATATCGTCATGATGTCCCACTGAAGCCTCAGCTTTTCCCTGAGGGGTGACAATGAAGTTTCTTAACTCTTCAATTGCCAATGCAGATGGGATCATTATATCCTCGTCCTCAATCATTCGTCTTAAATTAGAAATGATTGGGGCTCTAGTTGCAACTGTTGTCTTAAACCCCAGATGATTAATACTATCTGGAGATGTGTTAGCTGTCTTTCTTTGTTGGTAGATATTTGGATAGTTCATGCCGAATAACTGCTGCACAGTAGCAACTCCAATTGAGTTAGCTTCTGGGCATATCAAAGCGTTGTTAAACCATCTACCCAAGTAAAACAAAATTCTCCCAAATCTTACTGGGTCTGTTCTGTTACTTCTGTAAATCGCCACAATCTCTCTTTCTTTAGTCATTACGCACGCGACAGAATAATCGCCCCTTACGCCCAACGCGACATCCGCTCCGATTAAATATTTAGCGTCTCGTTTTGGGGCATTCCACAAGAATAAATCTCCCTCGGTTGAAACGTCAAAGGCCGAGAAGTCATCGTTAAAGGATCTTACAGACTCTGGGTCTATAGGAACGTACCTGTCTAGGACCTCTTTAGAGAATACAGAGCTACCTGATTGCAGGAAAGACTCTTCAGCTGTGAAGGGGTATTCCTGCTTGAACATAGCAGTTGAAGTTTCAGCGATCTTAATTCTTCGCCAGAACACCTGCTCATCATCTAAGGCCCACCTTTCCTTGATCTTAGCCTCTTCAGGAGTTAATTCAAGATTATCGGGGCACTTCAGTCTGTATTCTTCTTGCATGTACCAAGGCACGAATAGAGGGGTGAAGTTTCCTTCTCCCTTTTCAGCCTTGTTCCATAGATCGTAATAAACACCTTGAGCACCATTAGAGGTGCTGTTGATGATAATAATACTACCTTTGGTTAATGCAACAGATTGAAACAGTCCTGCCATTACCTTATCGGCATTTTGGAAGAAAGCTGTTTCGTCACATAACAATGCAGTATTCGTTGTTCCACGTCCAGGGTTATCAGCACCTGCAGTAAACAAACGGAATTTAGAATCATTCTCTTTAAAGACCATTTCTCTCTTATTCGACACACCTAACTCTGGCTTGATATTGGCAGGTAAGTTTTCCCAGAATGTCTTTGACATGCTAAAGATACTTTCAGTTGTGGGTTTGTCTAATGAGATGATTACAGCTCTTGTATTCTTAAAGAATAAAGTTCTGTGGAAAATCAAAGCACTAGATATTGTTGAGAAGCCAGCCTGTCTGTACTTGGAGATAATCATTCTTACATAACCAATCTCTTTCATTTGACGCTTGTATTCTTCTACAACTAATATCTGTGCACTATTGACCTTTAAGGAGATCAATCCTTTGTCAGCATCTTTTGGATAAATCATCAATGCTTCTTCTATGAAAGCTAATGGGTCGTTCTTCCATCTCTTCCATATCTCTCGTCTTTCGAGTTCAACTATCAGCTCAGCAGCTTCTTTATTCTCTGTCATCTTTTATTACCTAATCGCTTACAGACATATCATCACTAAACGAATTAGATTCTCCACCTAAACCTCCAGCAGTTCCGAATCCACCTGTACTAGAGCTTCCGCCATAACTACTTCCGCCATAACTACTTCCGCCTGTATTAGAACCACCAGCACTGCTGCCAGTTCCAGATATACCAATGTTATCACCGTATTTACCCATGTTATAAGTAGAATTCCCAGTACCTACAGTTCCTGTGTTGAAACTGCTAGATGGGCTACCACCAGTATTAGAGCCAGGGCCCCATACAGAATTATTTGAACCAGGTACAAGCGCCATGAAAGGACTAAGGAAATTTGGTATAAAGTTAGGACCAAGTACACCACCAGGTTTGCCACTTAAAAGGGAACTAAGAAGGTCTGTTTGTGGTGCTCTAGCTGTTGGAGCAACTTGTGGTCCATTCCAATTGTAATTTGCCCCACGCATTTGAGGAGCATTTGGATCAGCCAAAGGAGCAACATTTTGAGCTGCTCTTTCTTCTGCTGTTTTTATAAAATACGGATCATTCCCCTTTATGGCTGGGGTAGTAAGATTCTTCCATCCTGCAGCTTTCTTTGCTTGACGACTATTCTTGTATCTATAAGGACTATCTTCTGGAACAGGATCTATATTTCCATTCGCAATCCAATCATCTAAAGTCTGGTTAATTTCTAATCCAGTATTAGGATTAATCATATTAATAGTGTTCTGTCCTGTAGAAGATATAAGCTTACCACTCTTGTCATAGTTGTTTTTTGAGAACACTCCACCAGTACTTACAGGAGTAATATTCCTTACTGTACCAGGACTACCTGGAATTTTAGACATTAGATTAGAAGCCACGTTACCGATAAATCCAGTATTAAGATTAGCAGCCCCTGTAAGTAAAGCTGCCTGTGATCCTGGAACAGCACCAACTCTATTGTCAATACTCTTAGAGGCACTTACTAAAGGCCCTAGTAAAGTTTGGGCAAAGTTATTATTTATAGCCATGTCTATCTCTCCTTGTTCTATCCGTTAACGATTTTAAATAATCGCTCCTTGATTTCTTTTTCAGACATGTCTTCAACTGGGGCAGTCTTGTTGACTTCCTTCGCATCTTTCGTTGTCTCAATATATTTGTTCGCTTCCATTAAAGCTTTGAGGGCGAGCGCCATACCCTGCATAGTATCTTGCTTGTATGCCTTCTCAGCAATCTTGACTAACATCTCACTGTGGGACAGACCTCGTTGGGCCATCTCAGCAAACGCCTCTTCAACTGTTGGTCCATTTTTAAGTTTGTTTTTAGATCCTTTGGCTCTCCCACTAGGGTTTCCACTAACCCCTGGTTTAAATCTATGGGCCTTGCCAGACTCTGCTAGTACAGCCCAAGACGCTTTCTTCTCTTCAAAGGTCATCTTGTTCTCTGGATTCTTTCTCTTTGTCATGTGTTTCTCCAAGTGTGTTAGGTTATCGTCTATGGGCCTACCTGTTTCTCCAAAAACGTCAGGTTATCGTTTATGGGTTATCATATATATAGCACCCGTC